ACTCTTTTTCGTAGACCCGCGCCCGCTGCTCCGCGGGGAGCGAGCCGACCGCGTCGTCGATATCTTTACCCGTGGCATTACTGGGGAGCTTCTTATCGTCCGGGAGAAACTCGTTAACCGCGTCGACGAGAATACCGCCCCCCGGTACGACTTCCCGGACAATGCCGGAGCCCACGCTCTTAACTACGTCCCATAATTTCATAGTTCCACCCTGTTACGAAGCCAGCCGTAGACGAACCGCTCGTCCTTCTCGCGTCGTTCCGCCAGCTCGATATAGGCGGCGCCCTGCAGGCAGTTAAGGGCCTTCAATAGCGCCCCCTCGTCCCTGGCGTCGAGATACTGGCGAAGCGCCGCGATTGTCATAGGCCCCGAGAGACTGTCGACGGAAAGATCCGAGTAGAGCCGGCCGCCCAGGTTCAGTACGTTAAGCGCGCGCTGTAGGAACTTGACGGCGCGGGGCGGACCCATGTTAACGCCCGTATCGACGACCTCGAAGGCCACGGCGGCGGATAACTCCGCCAGCTCGTCGCCCCGGACCGCGTCCCAGTAGCGCGCGGCGTAGATGTCGAAGGCCGTAGCCCTCGGCATATCGCGCATATCGCCGGTATACCCAAAGGCCCGGGCGACGTCCTCGGTAATACCGAAGTTCGTCTCGCCGCCCGAGTCGGCCGGGTCGTTAACGTAACCGCCTTCGACCCGGAGGATATCGTCGATTATCTGCTCTTTGGTCTTCACTTTACGCTACCTTGACCAGCACGACCGGGCGGCCGTCTTTCTGGATTGAAGCGACCCGGCCCACTGCGACCCGGTACTCGCCGAAACTGGGGTCGGCGACCGCTCGGGCCGTAATGCCGCCTTCCTCGGTGCGCTCCGGTACCAAGTAATCGCCCGGGGCCGCGCCATGGACGTTAACCGGTACGCGGCCGGAGAAGGCCACGCGGTCCCAGTGCTGGCGCTCGGCTTCGAGGTGTTCTTTAAACTCCGCCATATCGGCCCGGAAGCGCTCCATATCGGCGCGGTACTGGTCGTCGCGCTCCGCCATCGCCTTGTCGAACGTGTCGGCGGCGGTCGCCATGGCCCGGTTGAACGCTTCAACGTGTGGCTGCAGGTCGTCGCCCTTGTGCGTCCGGCGCGCTTCGTTAAGGGTCGCCATTGCGTCCTGCTCGGCCTGCTCACGCGCCGCCCGAAGGTCGTCGGTTTCGAGGGCCGGCTGTGCTGGTTCTTTACGGCCTAGGGCCTCTTCGTTGCCCCAGGTGTCTCCGCCGACGTAAGACGGGTCGGTCGATTTAATAGCAAAAGACAGGGCCGCGTCGAATTGGTCGGTTAGCTGCCCGTTCTCGTCAATGCCCAAAACGTCGCCCTTGGAGATCTCGCCGCAATCGTCCGCCTTACGCATGTATTCCGCGTAATCGGCGCCGCTGGCGTTTATTGTGCCGCTGGCGTTGATAGAGCGGCCGGTGACGTTGTCGTCGTTCATCCGTAACGATGCGTTCGCCACGTTGGCGCCCGTGCCGGTCACGCCGTACCACGCCGTAGCGAATCCGGGTTGCCCGATAAGTAGGACCGCTTCGCCGGCGTTGTCGGCTACGTCCTTATAGATCGAATGGGCCCCGCCACTGGTCGCCCCTACGAGCAGGTTCCCGTCCGGGTCCAGAACCATGCGACGGGTGCGGGTGGTCGAACCGTTCGGGGTAACTTCCCACGCGAACTGCGACCCGTGCGCGGAGCCCGTCCAGTTTTCGGTGGCCTCGAATTGGAAGGCGCCGGCGCTTTGTGATAGCTGGGTGCCGTCGTAGCCACGGAAGCCCCACGACATAATAAACGCGCCGTTCTGAATGGCGGTCGGCGCCCCCTCGTTGCCGTAATACCGGCACGAATGGATGTTGTTGCCGTAGGCCACGTTTCCGTAGCTGTTCATGCGGAAAAGCTGGTTGCCGCTGGCGCCGTCGCCTGGGTTGTTGCTCACTTCCAGCCAGTGCGGATCGTCGCCCGGCAGGTTGTTTACGTTGGCGGTTCCATCGCCGGCCGCCAGGAAGTTAAACACGCCGTCGCCGCCGATGCCCTCAAATACCGACGCCCACGGAGACCACACGCCGTCGCTTCGTTTTGTGCGGGTGTAGAGTTCCTGGTCCGCGCCGGTCCCGACCAGAGTGTCGAAAACCTGCGTTGCCTGGTTTGACGACCCGCGCTCGATATGTAAGAGGGCGCCAGCCATGCCGCCGGGGGGCGCCGTCCCCGTAGTTGCCCCGGTGGCAATATAAAATCCGGTCGTATCGACCGCGTCGATATCCGCCAGGGAGAGTGCCTCTCGTTGCGTGAAAAGCGCTTTAAGAGCGGTCAGGTATTGCGATGCGGTGGCCGTCTCCGGGGTTCCGGACGGAACGACCGAGCCCTCGGTAAGCATGGCCTGCAGGAAGCCGAACAAGTCGTTAACGAGCGCGGCTTCCCACGGGGTCCCCGTGCCGTCGCCAGGTACGGTTACGTTCCGGGCCTGCCCGTATGGGTAAGACGCGCTCGAAGGCGCGATTTTTCCGGGGTACTGCGTTTCTGGATTAATAGCCATTTTTGTAGCTCCTAGACGTATTCTACTAGCATACCCAGCCATTGCTGAGTAGGGCAAATTTTAAGACAAAGGGCCTCGAACTCGTCTCGGCGCTTCGGGTCTAACTGGGCGAGTTCCCCGAATGTTTCGCCGCCTATGTAAAGGAAATACGGCCATAGTGCCGGGTCGTTCGGGACGATATATTCTCGGAGGCCTTCGCTAAACTGTACGTAATTCCCTGCCAGCGCTTCGGGCTCCCCGGCTTCGGCCACGGCCTCCCCGCATAATACGAGATTGTCCCGGGTGGTTTCGAGAATCTTATTAACGAGCGGATACCCGCGGGGCTCCAAACTGTTGCCCGCCTGGGCGAAATCCTCGCCGCACTGGGCGTCGGGCTCGCCGCACTCCACAAGTATAACGGCCCCCGTGAACTCCCGCCGAAGCCACATAATCGGGTTACGCGGTGTCGCGCAACTCTCCGCGCCGACGCTCGGCTCGCTACCCGGCTCCCACCACTCATGGACGTAAACGTCGAACCCCGCCCCCCGTAAGGTGTCTTGTATATACTTCGGGCTCTGCCCGCCTACGGCTTTCCAGGTCGCCGCTAGCCTCGCGCGGCGCTTGGCCTCATTTATGCCGGTGTCGGAGAGCCCGAACTGTCGCTCCCATGTGGATAATTCCCGCGTAGTATCCGGGAAAATGTCTAGGAAAATAAGGTCGAAAAACTCTTTTATGTCGCCCTGGGCGGAGGATACGCCCTCGAAAAACTCTCGGAGCGTTTTCTCTGCGGTCAAACGCCAGGCGCGGGCCTGGGGCAATAGGTGACGTATGGCGCGAAAAAATATCATGCGAAAGCCACGGATCCGAGTTTAGCTTTTTCCCCCGCGCCGAGCGTGTAGGCCGTTATCCCGACGCTCGAAGAAGACAGCGAGGCCCCCGTAAAAATTCCGTTATTAGCCGTTACTACGTCTTCGACCAAACCGGCGACCCCGCTCTGTGTTATGCGGTCCTTTCTCGGCGGGACGGACAGACCGGGTATAAAAGGCTCGCGAGCCCTGAAATACTCCGTGAGAGCGGTTTCTATGTTCGCCTGGACTTCCGCCAGGTCGTTAACGATTAGGCCTGTAACCTGGACGTCGAAAGACAACCGAGTTATCGGGAACGCATTAACGAGCGCATTCGCGGGGCGGCGACTGGCTAGCCCCTCGTCGTCCAGCTCTACCGAGTCGAGAACCTCCTGTAACTGGGCGCTCGTCGGTATGCCGTCCGGGCTTCCGCTACTTGCCTCCGTGGCCTCGACGTATAGGTCCACTTGCCCCGGGCATTCGCTCGTATACGGGTAAACATTAAGAATGCCGGCCGGCTCTTCGCCCCATTGCTCGTAATCCGCGTACGCGCCGCCCTGGGGGCGTTTCTGGAAGCGGTCTATAATGCGCTGCCGGTAGGCCTCGGTACTCTCCCCGTCGGCGCCTGTAACGGTCTGGGAAGCCACGACGGCGTTACGCGAGACGTTAGCGAGCGGGTTCGCGAAAGATACGACCGCGCCCGGGTCGAGGTTTCCGATAGCCCCGGCGCCGCCCCCGCCTGCCTGGTCGGATACCGCGCGTATAGTCGCCTGGACTGTCGCCGCGTCCAGCGCGACCGCTCCGATAGTGATATACGTAACGCCGTTCGAGCTGTTAAGTAGCTGGGTCCCGGAGGGTAGCGTCCCGGTCTGGGTTTCGACCGTAATGTCGATAAGTAGCTCGGCGTTCGTTGCCGCGGCCGGGTCGCCGACGCCTACCAGGCGCCCCCATTCGAGAAGCGGCGAAAGCTCGCGGCCGTTAACAACCGTCGACGATATTGTCGCGGTCCGTACGAATACCTGCAGAAACATAAAGCCGCCGTACTTGTATAGCAGTACGAAGACGCCCGATAGCGCCCGCGCCAGGACCCGTAAAAAGGATTTCGGAAGTAGCGGGATAGTCTGGTTAAGCGACGCTTCGAGCTGGGCGATAATGTTGTCGTTTATCTCTTTCGTCGTCGGGGTCTGTAAGCTCATGCGCGGGCCTTCCAATTCTCTACGAACTCGAAGCGCGACTCTTCCCCGCGCGCCTCGATATCGACGGTAAGTTTAACCCGGTTCAGGCCCGGGATAGTGGCGGAAACCGATACGCTCGACGCGATATTCTGCCCGATTAGCCAGGTAAGATCACGGAGCGCGGCGTCCTCGATACGGCGTAAGTTACCGGTCGTAAGCGGTAGCGCTTGTAATAGGTGCTGGGTCTCGCTCCGGTACTGCCTGGCGGGGTCGTTCTCGTCCAGGTTGCCCCACCACGTAAGCGAGTTATCCGAGCGGCCGTCGTCGTCCTCGTTGCCGCCGAATAGCGAAAGGTACGCGGCCGTTTCCAAACCGCCAGCCATGGCGACGAGACCGTCTTCGACGATTATGTTACCGCCGTCGTCGGTCTGGAAGAGCTTAACGTCGCCCTGTTGCTGGTCGGTCATTGCATCGGCCCCGTATCCTGTTCGGTGTTGCCCGCGCTGTCGTTGCCCTGCGGGTGCGTGTGGCTGGCGGCCTCTACGCCGTTAATAATAGCCGACGGCGTCGTTACCTTGGTCGGCGTGTCGATAGAGCCGTCCGTACCTATTGTAACCCCATTAACGACGAAGTCGCCACCGGGCGTAAGCTCGAAGACGCCTCCGCCATTCTCGCCTTTTATAGACCCGCTCGCGGCGGCTGTAAAGGTCGCGGCCGGCGTCTCTACGGTCGTACCGCCGTCAGGCGCCAACGTAACCGAGCCGTTCGCGTTTACTACTACCGCGGTACCGTCACTTTTAAGCCACACTTCGACGACGCTATCGCCGCTTTCCGGGTCGCGGGCGTATATCCGCTTTTCGCCGGCGGTCGCTTTCTGTTCGTTCGCTGGATCCAGGTAGCCGACGGCGGTTTCTCGACCGGTTCCGGCCGCGGCGGAAGTCGCTACGTAATCGCCCGGGAGCGGGTGCGCGTCGTCCCCCGCCGGCTGGAAGTGCTGGGAGGTCGTATTCGGGCCGCCGCCCGGGTCGCTTTTTACGTCCGATACCTTCGCCCCGTTAATCTCGGAACGAACGAACGATAATATACGGGCTATCCGTCCCACGGTAAGGCCTCCGGAATTGTTCCTCGAAACGACCCCGGTATCGCCAGCTCGATAGTAGCGGTACGCGCGGTCGGGTCCTGCTCAAACGATACGGAGCGGATAACGAACTCGTACTCGTTGTAAATCATAGCATCGGGCGCCGTGAGTTTTAACGTCGTGTTCGGCTTCCATAGCTCGCCCTGGGGGTCTCGCCAGGTCGTTACGCGAACGGTATACGCGGCGACGTTCCCAAACATGCGCCCCGCCTTCGCTTCGGTCGCGCCTTTAATATCGGCTTCCAGGGTGTCGCGCGCCTCGAAGCTATGCGGCCGGGTAACTCCCTGTAGCCGGGGGTTTCGTACCGTGTACTGGGCGCCCGATAAGCCCACGACGACCGGCTCGACGCCTGTTACGTGGCTGTAGTATTGCTGGGGCGCGAATACTGGCTCGACGGAAAGGACCGGGCTCTCGCCTTGCTGCAGGCGAGCAACGGGCGAACCGGTCTCGACTTCGTCCCAGAATAAGAGCTTACCGCGCTCCGTGCTGGATATGACGAGCCCGCGCTGTTTCGCCAGATCCGCCAGGAACGCGAGGACCTCTTTACCCGGGGAACAGGCGACGCGCTCGAACGGCCCGCCGACGTCCGCGCGAAACTCCGGCGCCAGGCCGAACGGCCCGACCAGGGCGTCGGTAATGGTTCGGAGGTCGGCCGCGTCAAATTCGAGCGGGAAAGCAGACGCCGGCGGCGTACAGTCATTAAGGACGCCTGGCCGGGAATAAGCGCTTACGGCTATGGTCTTCGAGTCGTTCGCCAGGGACGGGACTACGTCGACCATGGTACCGGTAAAAATCGGGTCGCCCCCGACCATGATAACCACGGGTTTAAACGAGAACGGCCGGAAGGTTTCCCGGAAGCCCGGGGCCTGGTGGTCGAACGGGGCGCCGAACGTAACGGTATCCATGGAGTCGATAGCCCGTGTAATGCTCATGCGGTCCCAGAACCGGAAGCGCTGCCCGTCGATCAATAGCGCGGCCTCGTCTAGCGTCGCGGCCGGTATGGCGTTTTGACGGTCGGCGGGTGCATCCGGTAGGGGCGGGACGATTACCTCGGTACCGGGCGCCAGGGGCTCCGATACGCCGGGGTTCGCCCGCGCGATACGGCCGGCTTCCGCCTCGGTGCCGTATCTCTTCCGCGATATGCTATCGAACGTATCGCCCTGGGCGACCCTATACGTAGTAGACAATTTCACGGCCCCTCGGGAGTTCTAGAATTTCCGACCCTGTTAACCGATTCGAGTTAATCAAAAAATCGAGCTGGTCGTCTACGGATCCGTAAAGCTCCGCCGCCAGGTCGATAATAGTACGGGCCCGGTCCAGGACGATACGGCGCTCCTGTTTAAGCGTAAAGGATATCTCGACCAGGAAACCCGCGGTAAGCGCTACGGCTTCCTGTAGTTTCTGGTAGGCCTCGCCCGTATCTATGTCGGCTATCGCGTCGTAATTGCTGTCGCGCCAGTCTGCGACGTCCTGGAACTGGTTAAGGACCGCTTCGGCGGCTTCGAGCGCTTCGGTTTTGGTCTCGAACTGGTTATTTACGACCGAAACCACGGAGCCGGTAACGTACCCGGAAGCGTAAAGGTCTCGCGCGAGAAAGCGGTTAGTTTCAACGGCCCCGGCGTCGGACTCTACGACCGCCCCGTCCCCGCTTATGATCGACGAGGCCAGGTCGCGGTAGGCGGATAGCCGGGCGGATATGTTCGCCGCGGCCCGTGCCGGCGCCTGTATTAACTGGGTCGTCTGGAACGCCAGGGTTAGCGGCTGCGAGATAAGAACGTCGATACCCTGGTTAATCGAGTCGTTTATCGCGTTGAATTGCTCGCGTACGTTGTCCTGAGCGTCAGCTACCGTCTGTAGCCCGGACTCGGCCGCCCCTATAAGGGCCTGGTAGTCGCCCTTAAAGTTCGCTCGCTCGGCTGCAGTACCCAGGCTGGCGGCGTCGGCGAACTGCCCGGCGCCCGCTTCGTTGTACTCGTCGACGGCGGATAGTACCGCGCTCGCGGGGTCCTGCTGCGACGTCGGGTAAATTATGCCCACGGTCTCCCAGAACGTAACCTCTACGACCGCCTGGTTAGCGGCGGTTTTCAAGTCGTCCCGGCGCTTGATCGAGCCGAACGGTACGACGTCTATCGAGCCGTAAATCGGGTGGTCGAGCTTGCCGACGCCGCGCTCCAATAGCCCCGCCTCGAAGCCGTCGGCCTCCTGGTCGTAGTCGTTGCCCCAGAAAAACGCCCGAATCGGGTATTTTCGGCCGGAGCGCCCGAGGTCCTGGACGTACGTACCGTCGGCGTCGGGGAACTCGTAGCCCGTGGTTTTCTTATCGACGGAGCGGCTTACGTCCTCGTAGTTAAACGCCGTACGCGCCCCACTGGGGGACGTATAGGCCGCCTCGCGTATTCTGTCATTCCATGCCATTAGAAGCCCCCACTAGGTACCAGGGTAACGCCCGGCCCTGCAAAATTGCGCGTAACCTCGGCCCGGCCGGACTCGTCGCGGATAGTAAGCTCGGCGGTACTGGTCGAGCGCTGCTCTTCCACGCTTCGCGCTACCCGCTCCTGGGGCGTTACTACCTGCGGCGCGCCGGGCCCGCCGCGGGCGGCCGTCTGCTCTTCCTCGTCGTCTCCGAATCCGAAGAACGAGGCCACGCCGCCGCCTATGCTCGATATCTTGTCGACGATACCGCCGGCGACGTTCTTAACCTTGTCGGCTATGCCCGTAATGCTGGCGAGGGCGTTGTCGAAAATGCCCGTTACGCCGCCCCATAGATCCGAGAAAAACGATTTTATCCCGCCCCATGCGTCCATTACCTTGCCGGCGGCGCCGGTGAGCCATTCGATAGGACCCGAGAGACTGTCGAGGATAGCGTTACCGAAGTCGATAATAGCCGCCTTAATCTCGTCCCACCATACGATAGCGGCCGCGATAATAGCGATAAGCGCCGCGATACCGAGGACGATAAGCCCGACCGGGTTAAGGGCCATTACCAGGTTAACGGCGGTCATTACCGCGACCAGGGTATTAAGAACCGTGGACAAGGCCACGACGCCGCCGACTACCTTTAGAATCGTCCCGGCGTTCTCCGCGAGGAAGCGGCCGAAGCTCCCGAGCGTATCGAGGGTGTCGCCTATGCGCTCGCCGAGGTCGTATTTTTCGCTGAACTCGACGACCGCGTCGACAATGCCGAGGACCCGGTCTCTAAGGTTCTTCGCGAACTCTATAATACGGGTCTGGATAAGCTCCTTATTCGCGACGGCCCATTCCCGCCACTGGCGTAGCGTCTTCGTTATCGCCGGCATCATGGGGAGTATAACGCCCTGTAAGAGCCCCATAAGCGAGCGCTTAAGACTGTTAACGGCGTCGTTATAGGCCTCGGCCGCGACGGCCTGGGCCATGGTTATATTACCGTTCTCGCGCTGCTCATTACGGAGCCCCGCGATAGCGTCGGCGCTATTGTCAGCAATGTTTACGAGGTTCAGGCCGGAACGGCTAAACGCGGCGTTCGCGAGCGCGGCTTTTTCGGTCGCGGTATCGGCCTCGCGCATGGCGTTAACGTACAGCGCGAACGCATCCGATACGCTCTCGGTATTCTGTAGCTGGCGGAGTAACTGGGGGTTTATGTTTTTGAGGCCGGAAACGAGCGGGCCCATACCGCCTTTAGCTTCGCCGAGGCGCTTCGAGAATGCCCCGAGAGACTTGTCGAGTAGCTCGGTAGGTACGCCGGACTGCTCCGCTACGAATTTCCATTCCTGTAGCTCTTCGATAGGGAATTGTAGCCGGCGGGATTGCTTCGCCAGGGAGTCGGCGGCGTCGGCGGTCCGGTTCAATGCGGTAACGACCGCGGCGCCCCCTACGGCCGCCAGCCCGGCGCCGAACTTCGCGACCTTAGCGAAGCCCCGGCCCATGCCTTTTACGATTCGGTTAACCTGGCGGTTCGCGGTCCGGAGACCACGCTCCATACTGCGTGTAAACTTCCCGACCTTATTTTGCATACGGGACACGGGGGCCGTTATCCGGTCTACCGCTTTAAATACTGCCTCGACGCTGAAACGGCCCGCCATGTTATCCCCTACCTCGGTTTAGTATGCGTTTTAAGCTCTGCGCGAAGCCCCTCGTAGAAAAATCGTATTTCGTGCGCCCGGAGCGTTCGCGGATCCGGTACCCCTGGGTAGTCCCTGCATACCTGTAAAAGCATTTCGGTATACACTCGGGGGAACGTGTGGTCTCCGTTCGGGAGCCTTTCGTCCGTCCCGTGCCGGACTAACGGGGTACCGACTAGCCCAAAAAAAGCGTTGTAATCGCCATGCAGACTTTCAGGTCTGCCATACGCATTTTCGAGAACGTACTCGCATGGCTTCGGGTCATATCGGCCATGGCCGCGTAGAGCTTGCCGATATCCTCCGATTTTTTCTTCCGGTCCATAGCCATAAGCGACGCCCCGGTCGGTTCGTGGAAGGTCAGCGTATCCGCGTCCTTCGTCCGCTGGGGAGTGAATACGGGCTCGCCGTCGTCGTTAATGGTCAGCGCGCCGGACTGGATAGCCCCGACGAGCCGGTCTTTTTGCTGCTGGAACGCTTCCTTATCCTCTTCCGACATATCGGAGGGGTCGACGTCCAGGTCCATAGACTTAACGAACCGGTCGAACTCGGCTTCGGCTACTTCTTTCGCTACTTTATCGTTCATGGTTTTACGCCCTATTTCGTAAAAATGGTCGCCGCGTCCCAGCCGAAGCCAGGTATAGGGATAGGGCGCCCCCGCGGCGTAATGCCCTATTTATGCCGGCGCCTTACTGCTTAGTAAGTACGCCCGGACCCATTAAGGATACCGACGCCGTAGCGTTCTGGCTACTGGCCTGGGTCTCGCCGACAATCTGGGCGGTCGCCTGCCAGGTCGACCCCGAAGCGTACGAAATAGCCACGGGGAAGAAATCGTTACGGTTCGATAGCTCCTGCAGGAACTCATGGTCGCCGCGGTCGTCGTCGATTTCTACGGTAAGGCCGTCCAGGGACAAGGGGACGCGCGTCTTAATCAGTCGCGCCGTGCCGTCGCCGTTAGACTGGACCTCGTTCTCGAAGCCGCCCAGCTTGCGCTGGGCCTCCGCGTCGGCCGCTACCGCGAAGGTACGACCGTCTAGGGTTACTGACTCAATAGAGCCGCCAACTGCTGCCATTTTGAAGGCCTCCTATTATGCTACGACGGTCTGGGCGCCGAAGAAAAAGCCGAAGTTCAGGTCGACGGAAATAATATTCGTATTCCCGCTTAACTGGACCGTGGTAGAAACGTCGAGCCGCTTCGGGTTCTGGTCGTTAATGCCGGCGACCGTATTCGCTTTCGCGGTCTCGGGCGCGCTGATAATGGCATTAAGCCCCAGGCTGTCCAGCATAGCCGCGACGGCTGCGACGGCCGCTTTTGGCTTTTTCGCGGACCGGTTAACGGTCGGCTGGTCGTCCGGGATAAGCGGCGCGCCGTCCCATTCCTTCGTAGCGAAAATAAGGTCGAGGTTAAAAATAATATTCTGAACCTTGACGATATCGACCACGAAGCGATAGGCCGGAATCGGGTCGCCGGTCGGGTGGTAGAAGGTCACGACGTCGGAGATATTGACGACGCCGTCTTTTACCTCAATGGTCGAGCTTCCGCCCTTAACCGCCTGGTCACGCTGGGCGTAGTCCCACTGGTCGCCGTCCGGGCCCGGCGTAAGGCCGGTCGCGTCCTGGCTGCCGTAGTCCTGGGGCGGGTTATTGTTCGCTACCGGAGCGATACGGGCGAGCTGGCGGGCTGCCACGACGACCGGGAGGTCCTTCGACGCCGGCGCTACGAGCTGGGCATTAACCCGGTCGGTCTTGCGAGCGTCTGGGACCGCGATAGCGTCGTTTACCGTGGTGCTGGTGTCGCCGGTAAACACGACAAGCGGCTTACGTACGAGCGCGCCCCAGCGTCCCTCCCCGAAGGTCTGGTAAGCGTCGAGCGCGGTACTGTCGGCCGTGTTCAGGCAGTTAAGGACCATGGTCTCCCATACGTTACCGACTTGATCGAGCGCCGGTTGTACGTCTGGGTTTACCAGCCCGCCGGTAGGCTGGGTAACAGCGAAAGTAGTACCGGCGGTCGTAGACCCGATAACCTCGACGAAAATATCGTTACCAGACTCGCCCGCCCATTTTGCGGTAATGCCTACGTTGGTCGTATTGTCGACGGCGTCGACCGGCATCTCCAAAACCGCGTTAATGGCGCTCGTAATTTTTGCCGTAATGTCCGCGACCGTGTCGCCGACCTCGATAACAAAATCCTCGGAGTCGATGTTATTGATACGGATACGGTACGCGGCGGCTTCGGTCTGGGATCCGGCCGGGGTAATGTCGCCCGCGGCCGCTACGCCGCTAACGTCGTCTTCCAGGGGGTAGACCGTTACCGGAATCGTGCCGACGCCGTCGCCGTTAACCGGGAAGAGCTGGCGTAGCGCCAGGTGGATAGGGGAGCCGAAGCCGTAGAGGTCCGCGGCCTGGGTCGCGCTTGTTACCTGCGTTTTCGTGGTGTCGTAGACGGCGGCGCTATTGCCCTGGCCTACGACCGCGATACGCTGGGGGAGAAACAGAATACCGCCCCCGCGAAGGTCTTTAAACTGCGTCTTAATGCCGACTACCCGCGCCACTGCGGAGACGTCGACCGCTGAACTAATAGCCATGGTTATTTTCCCCTCTATGGCGTTGTATAATCGTAGTCGGCATTAACGATAACTTCCCCGTCTTCCGACCTACTTACCTCCGCCGAAACAAGTTCGAGCGTAACCGCGGGAACTTGTGGCGAGAACTCGTTAAATACTACATTAAAAGCGAGGCGAGCGCCTACTATTTGCTGGATCTGGCGCCCGTCTATCTGCGGCTGAAACGACGTTATAGACTGCGGCCAGCGCTGCCATACGACGCCCTGCATACCTAAATACGTGTACTCGGCGGCCATTAAGATATTACGAACGAGCCTAATCGCGCGCTGTACTTCGAGCGCGGCTTCCTTGTCGCCCGCCTTATGACCTCCGCCCGGGACGTCCTCCGACATACCGAAGCCGATACAGTCGATATTAAACGTGGCCTCGGTTTTCTGGCGCTCTACAATGTTGCTCGCGCCCTTGTCGAAATTCGAGCTATCGAACCACACGTTTACAATCGGGCTTCGGTCGGTCTGGTCGTTAAGGAATGCTTCCCAGGGGTTCGAGCGCTCGGTATAGATCCGGAGCTTATAGTCGGCCGGGTCTTTCCCGTCGGCGGTTGCTAATGCTTGCTGGTTCGCGACCTCGGTCGCCAGTATCGCGGCTATCTGGTCGCGTACGATTTCGGAGTTATCTTGTTTGTCGATCAGCTCGGCTATCATTCGTAAAGCTCCAACAAACAAACGACGAGCCCGAGCGCGCGGTCCGGGTTCGACTGGGAGACCTTGAACTTATAGGGCGTCCCGCCTATGTCGTCGAACTGGATAACCCAGGGTTTCGAACCGGTGTCGGCTATCCCTTTCGGGAGCCCCAGGCCTTCCAGTACGAGCGAAGACATACGCAAGGCCACGGAGGCCAGGCGCCCGCTTACCGCTTGCCCCGTGTCGGGGTCGATAATCTGCGCGATGTCGTCGGAGAAACCGGTAAGCGTCCCGACGGTACCC